GCCCGCGCCATCGGGATTGCCGAAAAGAACGGACGGATTACAAACGATGTCGAATTCGACCCTTACGGCCAGTCGCTCGAAATCTTCCTTGACATTGGTCGGCGCGACACGACGGCAGCCTACTTCTGGCAGCCCAAGATCGGCGGTTACTCCATTGTGGACCACGACTCCGGCTGGGGCATCGACGCTGAGGAATGGTGCGCCCGTCTGGACGACCGGATCAAGAAGTACCACGCGGAAGGGCGAAAAACAGCGTTGGGCAAGATCTGGCTCCCTCATGACGCAAGGGCCAAGACGTTCGCGGCCAAGCGGTCAGCGGTGGAGACTTTCGTCGATTACTTTGGCTCCAAGCACGTCGCAATCACTCCAAACAGCCGGATCAGCGACCGTGTCAATGCTGCCCGCGTCCTTATCGCCCGGTGTGAGTTTCACGCTGACAACTGTTCCAAGGGGCTTGATGCACTGAGGGCATGGCAGTACGAGTACGACGAGGAAAAGAAGATTTTCAGCAGCGAGCCGTTGCATGACTGGTCAAGCCATGACGGGGATGCATTCAGCTATGGATGCCTTGTCATGCAGCAGACTGCGCCGCCTCCGCCCCCACCTCCGCCCATGCGCGGGATCATGGTTGGCAACAACACAGCCACGCTGGAAGAACTGTGGAAAGAATCGCCGCGCAAGCGGGAAAGGGTTTGACATGTTTTCGATTGAATTTGGATCACCCAAAAACCTGACCGGAACCGGCACGGTGAACACAAACCCGGGCGCGCTGCTTGGGTTCTACGTCAACAGCACCAGCGCCGGGACCATCGCATTCACTGATGGCGCCGATACGGTCAGCGGGACGATCACACCGGCAATCGGGTTTCATCGCTTCCCGGCTGCGTTCAAGAACTTGCCCATTGCGACCATCGGCGGGACGCTGAATGTCACGTTGTTTTACGTCCCGACTCCGACGCCTGCTGCCTCATGAGCACAGTTGAGCGCTACCTTGGTCTGATCAAAGACTACGAGTCCGTGTTCCGGAAATGGGAAGGGCGCGTCGAAAAAATCCTCAAGCGGTACAAGGACGAGTATCGCAACGGGACGCGAGGCTACACAGAGGCACGATTCAATGTGCTGTGGTCCAACGTCAATACGCTTGTGCCAGCGGTGTTTGCCAAGCTGCCGAAGCCCGATGTTTCCCGCCGATTCCGCGACAACGATCCAGTCGGACGAGTGGCCGCGATGATTCTTGAGCGTGCGCTTGAGTACGAAGTCGAGCACTATCCGGACTACGAAGCCGCGATGAAAAACAGCGTCTTTGATCGCTTTCTAGGGGGTCGAGGCGTGTCGTGGGTCAGGTATGAACCACACATGGCGTATGAGACTGTTGACCAGCCGATCCAAGGATTGCAGGTCAGCGAAGACTCAGACGAAGCCCAACAGGTCGAGGTGCTGGACTACGAATGTGCTCCGGTGGATTACGTCCACTGGAAAGACTTTGGGCACGAAATCGCCCGGACATGGGAAGAAGTCGGCATTGTCTGGAGAAAGGTCTATCTCAAACGCGCAGCTTTGATCGAGCGATTTGGCGAGGAAATCGGTGAATCCATCCCGCTGGACACCAAGCCTGACGAACTCAAGAAAGCGCAGTACGGTGAGACTGGCGACTACGAGGCTTGTATCTACGAGATTTGGGACAAGCCCCGCAACGTTGCGGTGTGGGTTCACAAGTCCCGACCTGAGCCGCTGGACGAGAAAGAAGATCCGCTTGGAGTTGAATCGTTCTTTCCGTGCCCGCGTCCGCTGTACGCAACGATCACGACTGATTCACTTGTTCCTACTCCAGACTTCACGCTGTATCAGGACCAGGCCAACGAACTGGACATCCTGTGTGACCGGATTGATGGGCTGATCAAGGCTCTGCAGGTCAAGGGTGTTTACAACGCTTCGTTCAAGGAACTGGCACGGTTGTTCACTGAGGGCGAAAACAACACCCTCATGCCTGTGGACAACTGGAACGCCTTTGCCGAGAAAAACGGCCTCAAGGGTGCGATTGACATCGTTGACCTAACGCCGATCGCCAGTGCTCTGCTGTCTGCCTATCAGGCGATGGAGCAAGTCAAGGCTCAAATCTACGAGATCACGGGCCTGTCTGACATCGTTCGTGGACAAAGCGAAGCGCAAGAGACCGCCACTGCCCAACGGATCAAGGGGCAATACGCATCACTTCGTCTGAAGACAATGCAGTACGAGGTCAGCCGGTTTGCTGCTTCGTTGATGCGGCTGAAAGCTCAGGTGATCTGCAAATTCTTTGCGCCTGAGACCATCATCAAGATCAGCGCGGCTGAACAGTTGGCGCAAGAGGACCAGCAGTACATCGAACCCGCGATTGCGCTGCTGAAGTCCGGCGAACTGAACTCGTTTCGGGTCGAGATTGCAGTCGATTCGCTGGTGCAGATCGATGAGGAATCCGAGAAGGAATCTCGGATGGAGTTTTTGACAGCAACGGGCAGTTTCTTGCGTGAAGCAGTGCCTGCGGTCCAAGCGGCTCCCGAGATTGCGCCCCTGCTCATGGAATTGCTCAAGTTTGGAGTTCGTTCGTTCAAGGTCGGCAAGTCAATTGAAGGCGTGTTTGATCAGGTTGCTGAACAGATCAAGCAAGCTCAGGCCAACCCACAGCCCAAGCCTGACCCGGAAATGGCAAAGGTGCAGGCTCAGCGGCAAATGGACGCCGACCGTGTGGCATCGCAAGAGCGCATTGATATAGCTCGGGCTCAATCCGACGCGGCAGCAGCGCAAGCCGAATCAGCGGCAAAAGAACGCACGCGCATTGAAGAACTTCGATACGAGGACATCCGCCATCAGCGCGACTCTGAGCGGGCATGGAACGAAGCCAAGCTCAAAGCCGATACCGCCGTTGTGGTGGCTCAAATCGGCAAAGAAGGCAAGATCAAAACGGCGGCAATGAGCGCAAACGCATCAGCCGATCCAGATTCACCGACTGAGCTTGACGAAACCGGCGAAACCAAGCCAAAGAGCGGCCTTGTCGATCTGGTCAACGCAGTCAACGAGAACATGACCCGGTTGATTGAGTCGCACCAGACTGGACAACAACAGCTATTTGGGCAAATGGGCGAAAGCCACGGCCAATTGATGCAGGCCATCAACCGTCCAAGAAAACGCACCATGCGCCGGGCTGATGGGACTGTGCTTACCTCGATGGATGAACCGGCATGACCACAGGTTACAACGTATCCCTACGCAACGCGCAGCTTGACGCGATCACCACGTTTGCGGGAAATGGCGCACTGCTGCGAATTTATGACGGCACCCGGCCTGCTACGGGTGGGGCAGCGACGACAAAGCTAGCTGAGTTCACGTTGGGCAGTCCGCTGGCCCCTGCTGCTGCGTCTGCCGTTCTGTCTCCGACGCTTCCAAGCGCAACGACTGGACTCGCAGCAGGCACGGCCACATGGTGGCGCATCGTCAAAGCGGACGGCACGACTCAGGTAATCGATGGGTCTGCCGGAGCTTCTGGAAGCGGCGCAGACATGATCCTCAGCACGACGACTGTCAGTGTTGGCTTGTCGCTGTCGGTCACATCGTGGACGATCACAAGGGGCAATGCATGATCATTGACCGCATCAAGGCAGAGCTTGCCGCATATCCGGACCTGTATGCAGGCAAGGCTGCGCAGCAGATCACCGACATCATCAACACTGGATGGACTGAGGTCCAGAAGGACAAGCCTGTCAAAACGCCAATTGTCGATGCATGGGGCGATCCTGTTTTGGATGCTGACGACAAACCGACGTACACCAAGACATTGCAGGACGTGGAAATCAAGCACGACGCGACGGTTTTGCGCGTGCTTGGTGGTCTTGAGGATGCGCCTAATCAGGTCAGCATCAAAGATGTGAAGGCGGCGCTATGAGCACCGACAAAATCAGCTACGGAACATCGACCGCGATCACCTGCACGCTGGCGAGTCTTGCATCCTCTGCAACGGCTGGCCGTGGATCTGCGTCGGTGGACAACACCTCAGACCTGTTCGATGACGCCATGCTTTACATCGCGGTCAAGACCAGCTCGTCTGCTCTTGCCAACGACAAGGCGTGCTATGTGTACCTGTACGGGTCTGAGGACGGAACGAATTTCAACGGTTCCAGCGCGGAAGCCGAAGGTACGAATGCCGCCGTCACGCTGGACAGCCCGACAAACCTGAAAGGGCCGTTTGTGATCGCGTGCCCTGCTGTGTCCGTGACCTACAAACTGGTTATCGGATCGGTGGCCGCTGTCTTTGGCGGGGTCATGCCGCGCAAGTGGGGTTTTGTGCTTCAGAACTACACCGGGCAGGCGCTGGACAGCACTGAGGGCAACCACACCAAGACCTACACCGGCATCTACTACACGAACACCTGATGGCCTTCCGCAAAGCCAAATCTTGGCTCTTGAAGCCGCCTCCCGGAACCCCGGTTAGCTGGGATCATCCGCTAGCGCGGTATTTGCTCAATCGCTGGGTGGCAAGCGAAGGGGCCGGAACAAAGCTGACTGATTCGGCGGGACGGGCAAACGCAACGACATCAGGCACATGGGTGCAGGGTCGGTATGGGCCAATGGTGGCGTACAACGGCAGCAGTCAGGCCGCAAGCGCAACAGCGGTCAAGTACAAGAGCGCTAACACACTCACCGTTGCGTTCACGTACTACCGGGCGACGAACCCCAGCACCTACGCAATGATTATGGAGTCGAGCACCGATCTCGGCCTGAACTTCAACGGAACGTGGAACATTTGGGACGGTTACAACGGAGCAACCAACACAACCGGAAACTACATCACGGTCAGTATTGCGGCCACTATCTCCGGGAACCAAGTAACGGCGGCGGTGATCCCGCAACCAACAGCCGGAAGAGTGCACCGGATTGTTACGACGATAGACAGGCGACTGACAACCGATCAGATCACCGGAATTTACGTAGATGGGGTTGCGCAGTCCATTACTTACGGCACTCCCATTGCGTCAAAGGTAACGGTTGCATCTACGTTTACCGACAACGCGATGTATTTCGCGGCGCGGGGCGGGACTTCGTTTTACAACAATTGCCGTCTTGATGACGTTCTGTTTGAAACCAGGCTATGGACGCCTGCCGAGGTTCGCAGCGACTACACAGACCGTTACGGGATGTTTGTGCCGCCAAGGATGCGGATGCGCAGCAGCGCGACTGGCACCACAGCAGACCTTGCATGGACCGAAGCCGACGACGTAACGGCTATCGCTGTCACATCCTCATCTACAGCAGCGATTGCGTGGACAGAGGCGGATGACACAACCGCAATCAGCGTCACATCGTCAGGATCTGCAACCATTGCATGGACTGAGCAGGACGACGGATGCGCAATTGAGGTCAATGCACAGTCATTGCTGGACACGCACGACGGCGGACCTCGAAAGCGCAAGAAGCGCGACCATGACGAGTTTGCAGAGTTCGCCGGAAAGCAAGCCAAGCGCCGTCAGGCCATTGCTGACATTGTGGCCCCACAACCCGTTGAGGTTGTGCCGCTAGTGTTTGAGTCCGTTCCTCCCCTGCTGACGCCTCAACCCAAACAAATCCCACGCGATGACTCGTTTGAGCGATTCATGCGTGAACTGCAAGACGACGAAGAACTGTTGATGATGCTATGACCAGACATTCATGGATCTACAAGTCTGACGGAACGGTGATCGACAAGGCCGATTACGAAGCTCCTGTTCAAACTCACCACGTCATGCCCGACATCCAACCGTACAAATCAATGATTGATGGCCGCATGGTCACGTCAAGGTCTGTCCACCGTGAACACCTGAGAGCTAGCGGGTGTGTCGAGGTGGGCAACGAAACCAAATATCTTCAGCCGAAGCCCATTCCCGCACCTCCGGGGCTGAAACAAAGGCTTATTGAGGTGTGGAACAGCAAACTTTAGGAGCAAATCATGCCTCTCGCAAAAGACCTCATTGGTGTTGGCACCCCTGCCGCACAAGCCGTCGCCATTGTTGGCGGATCGGTCAATACCTCAGTGACTGCAGCAGGCTCTGCGCAGACCGATGCAACAGTCATCACGGCATCGACGGCGATCGTCGCCAGTGCCGACGGTACGAAGGGTGTCATCCTGCCCGCCGTGATTGAGGGCGAAGTCACCATTTTCAACAACAGCGGATCAACCCTCAAGGTGTGGCCGCCGTCAGGTGCTGCAATCGCCGTCCCTGGCACCGGGTTGGGCACTGCGAATGCGGCCTATTCCCACACCACGTATGCCGTCGTGACCTACAAGGCAATCTCCGCCACTCAGTGGCTTCCCACGAAATCCGCGTAAGCGAAAAAGGAACACAGCATGTCTGAGCAAACTACTTTGCGTGACGCGCTGGAATCCGCCTTTGACAAGGTGGCCCAGACCGAAGCGCCCGAAGTTCAACCCCGCGAGATCCCGGAGCCGGTTGAGACTGCGGCTCAGGCCGAGCAGCGGGCGCGCGACGAACAGGGCCGATTTGCCCCCAAGGCTGAGCAGCCTGCACAAGTTGCGCAACCCCTTGCACAACCCACCGAGCCGCCTCCGGTCCCCAACCGTCCAACCACATGGAAAAAGGAATATCTGCCCCTGTGGGACAAGATGGCTCAGGGTCAGACTCTGACTCCTGACGAAGCGGTCAAGCTCGCTCTGTACACCGAGCAGCGGGAAACCGAGTACAAGACCGGTGTCAGCACGTACAAGACCGCTGCTCAGGAGGCCCGCGAACTGCAAGACGCGATGGCCCCGTTCATGCCGGAATTGCAGCAGCACAACATTCGTCCGACCGAGTGGATCAAGAACCTCGGCAATGCTCATCGCACGTTGGCGATGGGAGATCCGCAGCAAAAGCTCCAGATGTTCGCCAAGCTGGCGCAGGACTACGGCGTCCCGCTGGAGATGGTCGGACAGGTGTCACAAGGTCAGGGCATCGACCCGGGCTATGCGGCGTTGATGAATCAAATCCAAGGCTTGCAGGGAAAGCTCCAGCAGGTTGATAATTGGAGAGAACAGCAAGAACAGCAACGCGCCCAACAGGCCATTGCTGAGCTTGCCGGGGATGTGGAAAAATATCCCCATTTCGAGAAGGTGAAGGGCACCATGAGCCAACTACTTGGCGCAGGATTTGCCACCGACCTTAAAGCGGCCTACAAACAAGCCGTCCGTTTGAACGATGAAGTGTTTGCAGAGGAACAGCAGCGGCTATCTCAAGCCCATGCAGCTCCTGCGATTGCTGAACGTGCAGCGGCGGCTGTTCAGGCCAAAGCCAAAGTGACCAGCGTGCGTTCCGCGACCCCTTCCGGAATGCAGAAGGAAACCAAGGCAAAGGACAGGCGCTCAATGCTTGAGGAGCAATTCTCATTGCATGAGGGCCGGGTGTAAATCTGAACCAAGGAACCAATCATGGCATTTGCCAATTCTGCGGTTTCCGACATCATCGCTACCACGATTCAATCGCGGACTGGCGAGCTGGCGGACAACCTGACCAACAACAACGCACTTCTCATGCGCCTCAAGCAGCGCGGCAACGTGCGTCCATTCTCGGGCGGAAACGTGATTTTGGAAGAAATCATGTACAACGACCCCAACACCAACAACGCCAACAGCTACTCCGGCTATGAGGCGATCAACATCAGCCCGGACAGCCCGATCTCTGCCGCGCAGTACAGCATCACCCAATATGCTGACTCCGTGACCATGAGCGGTCTGGAAATGCTGCAAAACTCGGGCAAAGAGCAGATCATCGACCTGCTGGATGGCCGGATGCAAGTGTCTGAAGCCCGTCTGCTGAACCGCATCTCCGGCGATCTGTACGGCGATGGCACCGGCAACGGCGGCAAGAACATCACCGGCCTGGCTGCTGCGGTTCCTGACGATCCGACCACGGGCACCTACGGTGGCATTCCCCGTTCAACGTGGACCTTCTGGCAGTCCAAGAAGTACAGCGGTGTGACCAACGGCGGCGCGGCTGTGTCGGCTGCGAACATCATTCAGTACATGACGGCGCTTGCGATCCAACTGGTTCGCGGCAACGACAAGGCTGATCTGATCGTCGCGGACAACAACTACTACGGCCTGTACGTCAACGCCCTGCAAGCAATTCAGCGCGTGACCTCGGACGATGGTTCGGGCATGGCAGGTGCTGGTTTCGCATCGCTCAAGTTCTACGGTGGCGGTACTTCCGCTGACGTGGTGCTGGACGGCGGTATCGGTTCCTCCAGCTACGACAGCGGGTCTGGCAACGCCAACCACATGTGGTTCCTGAACACGAAGTACATCCACTTCCGCCCCCACCGTGACCGCAACTTCGTCCCCATCGGCGGCGAGCGCCAATCGGTGAACCAAGATGCCATCGTGAAACTGTACGGCTGGGCCGGGAACCTGACGACCTCGGGCTCTCAGTTCCAAGGCGTCCTCATCGCCTAAGGAGAAACCAACATGGCATACACCATCACTGAAACCCGCCTGGGCCTGCCCCCGCTGACTTCGATCACTTCGGTGGCGTCGGCTGGACTCCTGAACACGACCGGCTTACCTGTCGGCACCATCGTTCGCGCAACCGATCCGACCTATGGGTCTGGTGAGTTTGTCTATCTGCCGGGTGTTGCGTCCAACACCGTCGGCTCTCTGGTTTACTGGAATCAGAGCGCCAACACCGTGACGCTTTCCCCGACGACTGGCAACTCTGCCCGCCCCGTGGCCGTGTCGATGGCTGCAAACACCAGCACAACTGCGCTTTCGTGGTATCAGATCTTCGGCGCTGCGGTCATCAAAAAGACCGCCGTCAAGATCAATCCCGATGTGTCGGTGTTCATCTCGGCAACGGCTGGCCGCATCAAAGCGGTCGCTTCCGCTGGACATCAGATCCTCGGGGCTCGCTCCATCAACGCGGCAACGGTTGCTTCTGCAACCTCTACCGTGCAGGTGCTGATCGATCGTCCGCATCTGCAAGGCCAGATCACCTGATGACCGGGGGGCTTCGGCCCCTCCAAAGGATTGATACATGTGGTTTGCCCCCTCTCGTAACCGACCCGATGCAATGCGTGACTTCGTTGCAGCGGTGAAGGCGTCAGGGGACTCCCCAGATGTAGCCGTCATGCTGGACTGTGATCCAGAACAGTACAAGGGGATTGATTGGCCGGAACACTGGCACATCCATCATTCAACAGAACATCTGGAGTTCCAACGCGCATTCAATGAACTGCTGAGACTACACCCGGGCGAAAAGACCTATGGTCTCCTGACCGACCACGCCCGCCCCATCACGCCGGGATGGTCCAAGACCATGGAGCGCGAGGCCGGGGATTGGGATCTGGTCCTGTGTGCTGATGGAAAGGACCGAATCAACCCGCGCACAAACTATCGTCGCCTGACTGCTGCGGTGTGCTTTGGTGGGGATCTGATCCGTGAAGTTGGATACTTCTGGCCGGACTTCTGTGTTCACCTGTACGGTGATGACGCATGGGAGGAAATCGGGCACGAACTTGGAATTGTCAAACACCTTTCGGATGTGATGGTGCAAGACCTGCACTTCACTCATGGCGAGATCAAGGTTGATGACAATCACAAGCGGATGTATCGCGGTGTTCCCTACGCAAAGGCGGATTTTGACGCCTACATACAGTGGAAAGCGCACGGAAAGCAACCGTTACTCGCTAGACTCCGTGATGTGATCCCCAACCGTGGAAAACCCTCTCGCGTGGTCAATGTGGTCTGCGTCCAGACCAACAACTATTGCGGGATGGGCGCTGATTACGTCACCCGTCTGTATGACATGGTGATGCGCAACGTCCCGCAGGGTTACCCTGTTCGGTTCATTTGCTTCACGGATGACATCAGCAATCTTCCTGCCGAGATTGAAACCCACGGCCTCCCGATGGGGCAGTCTGGATGGTGGAACAAACTTGCTCTGTTTCAGCCCGGGACATTCCAGCCCGGGGATCGAGTGGTCTATTTTGACCTTGATACGCTGGTCATCAATCGGCTGGATGACCTGTTTTCCTACGAAGGCGAGTTCGCCTGCCTGAGAGACTTCTATCGCCCGGATGGATTGGGATCGGGTGTGATGCTGTGGACCGAAACTGAGCGTACCCGCAGGATTTGGGAATGCTGGCTGGACGAAGCAAAGCCCCGGATTGAGGGCGGGGATCAAGCATGGATTGAATCCGTGTTCCCCGATGCGGACAGGCTGCAAGACCTGTTCCCCGGCTCAATCGTCAGCTACAAGGCAGACTGCAATCCCTACCCTCCCCGTGGAACTTCTGTCGTGTGCTTTCATGGATACCCAAGACCCCATGAGTCAACTCAGAAATGGGTGCAGGATGTGTGGGCTGTTGGGGGATCGTCCCTGTTCAACATCACCGTGGTTCCCAACACCAACGATTCCAAGACGCTGGACAACGTGAAAGCCAATCGGGACGCTGCGCCGTGGTTGGTCAAGTCCGAATCTCACAAAGAGGTTGCTCTACTCTGTGGGAGTGGTCCAAGCCTGATTGAAACCATCCCGGCCATCAAGGCATCGGGTGGAATTGTGTTTGCACTGAACAACGCGGCCAAGATCCTGCACGAAAACGGTGTTCGCGTGGACTACCAAATCGTGTTGGACGCACGACCGGAAAACGTCGAGTTTGTGAAAGAGCAATACGCCGACTCTTACCTCATTGCGTCACAGGCTCACCCGGATGTATTCAAAGCCCTGACTGGTCGAAACGTGGTGTTGTGGCACCCTGCTATCCCAGGGATTGATGAACTGTTCCCCGATCGGAATCTGACCCTTGTCGGGGGTGGTATCACGGTAGGTCTTTCCTCCATGTCATTGGTCTATGCAATGGGGTTCAGGACCATGTTCTTGTTTGGATACGACTCCAGCTATCGGGAAGAAAAAAGCCACGCCGCCCCGCAAAGTCGGACCAACGCAGAAAACTGGACGTTTGACGTGACCGTAGGGGAGCGGACGTTCAAGAGCAATGCCGCGATGGCAAAACAGGCAGAGCAGTTTCCAATCCTGGCGGCTGCACTGGTGAACGACTGCGATTGCGAAATTGCAGTGTTCGGGGATGGGCTCCTACCTCACATTGCCCGCAACCTAACTACTTAGGAAACCCATGATTGCATCTGACCAAAACAACCCGGAATTCGTCGGGGCACACAACCCCGATGCCCGTCTGGCCGTTCGCTTCTATGAGCGTGCTGTCAAGAACGAGTTCATGACTCAGAAAGAGGGGCGGCCCATCTTTGCGACGGCTGACTATGTGGAGATCAACGTACCGGGTGACAACACCCTGACGCTTGATGTCCCGGTCACGCCGGAGCACAAGAATCGCTTTCCCCTTCATTGGGCGCGATACCAGAACGCCAAAGGCACCGGGCAAGATGGTCAGGTTGTCGGGACTCCGCTGGAGCAGTGGCCGCAAATTGATCGTGCCCAAGCTGCTGAACTGAAAGCGCTCAAGTTCACAACCGTGGACAGCATTGCCAACGCCAGTGATGCACAACTCCAGCGGATCGGCATGATCGCCGGAATGGCACCCCACGCATTCCGCGACCGCGCGCGCCGGTATCTGGACGTGGCTCACGGCATGGCCGAGACCAACAACCGGGCCGAGGAAATCGAAGCCTTGCGCAAGGAAAACGAGTCCATTCGTCTGGCGGCAGAAGAACGCGACCGCAAAAGTCAAGAAGCGATGGCAAAGCTGCAAGAGCAGATGCAAACACTGATTGCCCGCATGGCGGAACCGGCTCCGCGTGGCCGTCCTCGCAAGCAGGAGGAAGCGGCATGAACATGGTCCCGACTGACTTCACCGTCAAAACCGTTGCCATCGTCAAGTTCGGCCCTGCCGGATTTGAGACCGATGGAATTCGCCCGGCTGAGTATTATCAGGTCACGATTGACCCGGCAAAGGTCAGCGGCGAATACATCCGGTTTGGCGCCCATGATGGTGATGAGATTCAGGGCTGGCAACGAATCGCGGCCCTGACCGTGGTTCACGTTTTGGGTGAATGGGCTGGCGAAACGCCAGATACTTTTGTTGCGCGAATTGGCGCGCCCTCTGTGACCTTCAAGGTTCTTGAAAGCGACTGATGCCCGCAACCATGCTCCAACTAGTTCAGCAGGCAACTGCTGAGATGGGCCTGCCCGTGCCTACCTACGTGGCCGGGAACACGACACAGGACACCATCCAGCAACTTGCTCTGTTGAATGCAGTGGGGTATGAGTTGACCCGGCAATATCAATGGCAGTGGCAGACCGCACAGAAGATCATCACAGTTGAGGGAACCACGATCACCGGGGACACGACAGAGGGAAGTACATCCCTGACCAACGCATCCAGCATTGTGGGGATTGACGACACCTATCAAATCTCCGGCGATGGGATGAATCAGGCGACCTACGTCACAGCGGCGGTGGGGACAACGATCACCCTAAGTCAACCAGCCACATCAACGAACACTGGATCTACCTACACGCTATCAAAGGTCAAGTATGCGATGCCGGATGATTTCGACCGGCAGATCAACCGGACCCATTGGGACAAGTCCAAACATTGGGAGATGCTCGGGCCGGAGTCTGCGCAACAGTGGGAATGGCTGATTTCGGGGTACATCGCCACTGGTCCACGGATTCGCTACCGCATCTTTCAGAACTTCTTTCAGATTTGGCCGATGGTTGGTGAAGGCGAAGTTCTCGGGTTTGAGTACATCACCAATTCATGGGCGCGCAGCGCGGCAGACGTTGCAAAAACCTCGTTTACCGTCGATACGGATACGTGCGTTTTCCCGGATCGTCTGATGGTGCTGGGCATGAAGCTCAAGTATTTCCAGATCAAGGGCTTTGACACCTCGTCATTCCAACGCGACTACGATATGCAACTGGACATCGCCAAAGCAAACGACGCTGGAGCGGCTACGTTGTCGTTCTCGCCGCGTATCAGCACCATCCTGATTGGGTGGGAGCAAATCCCGGATGCCGGGTACGGCTCATGAAACGTGCAGTTGCACAGCCAGCATCCCTACCGGCCCCGGTTGGTGGGTGGAATGCGCGGGATGCGTTGGGCGAAATGCCGCCGATGGATGCGGTGTATCTGGAGAACTGGTTTCCCACTACGTCTGATGTGATGCTCCGCAAGGGATACACCGAGCACGCCACAGGACTCCCGGATCAGGTCGAAACCCTGATGGAATATGCCGGGGCGACTGCTGACAAGATGTTCGCCATCTCTGCTGGAAAGGTGTACGACGTGACCAGTTCGGGGGCGGTGGGCGCTCCGGCAGTCTCCAGCCTCACAAACTCCCGTTGGCAGTACATCAACGTAGCGACCACAGGCGGTAACTACCTGATGATGGTCAACGGTGATGATAAGGCCCGTTTCTACACCGGGTCGGCATGGGCCAAAGATGGCGATGGAGCGCCATACGACATTACCGGGGTGAACACTGCGGATTGTGTTCACATCAACCTGTTCAAAAACCGTGTCTGGTTGATTGAGGACGGAACGCTGAATGCGTGGTATCTGCCGACATCAGCAATCGGCGGGGCTGCGACGAAGTTCCCTCTGTCTGGTGTTGCGTTTTTGGGTGGATACCTGATGGCGATGGCGACATGGACCATTGACGCGGGGCAGGGTGTTGATGATCTTGCAGTCTTCATCACATCCAAAGGACAGGTCATTGTTTACAAGGGCACCGATCCGACGAGCGCTGCGACGTTTGCCCTTGTCGGGGTCTGGAATCTTGGATCTCCGGTAGGTCACAGGTGTTTCATCAAGTTCGGCGTGGATGTTCTGCTGGTCTGTCAGGACGGCGTTGTTCCTTTGTCGGGTGCGCTTCAATCTTCCCGGGTCAATCCACGGGTAGCGCTGACCGATAAGATCCAATGGGCGATGTCTGAAGCGGTCTCGAACTACGGCTCAAACTTCGGATGGGATTTGCTGTACTACCCCGAGTCCAACATGTTGTTTCTGAACGTCCCGGTTTCCGAGGGGTCGAATCAACAACAGTACGTGATGAACACCATCACAAAGTCATGGTGCAGCTTCACCGGGTGGGAAGCCAACTGCTGGGTTCTGTTTGGCGATCTGCCCTACTTCGGTGGTGATGGGTTTGTGGGCCATGCGTGGAACAGCAACGGCGACAACGCGACCAACATCAACGCCGACGGGAAACAGGCGTTCAACTACTTCAAATCGCCCGGACTCCTGAAGCGGTGGACGATGATGCGCCCGATCATCTCCACCAACGGAACCCCGTCGATTCAGGCCAACATCAATGTTGACTTTGACGACACACCTCCATCGACTGAGATTGCCTATACACCATCCGTCTATGGCGTGTGGGACTCCGCACAGTGGGACATCTCCTATTGGGGTGGCGGAAACGTCATTCAGAAGAACTGGCAAGGCGTCTCAGGGATTGGGTACTGTGCTGCCGTCCGGTTGATCGCAGCGTCACAGGGAATCGATGTTCATTGGGTGAGCACTGACCTTGTGTCCGAAAAAGGAGCCATCCTGTGATCGTCTTTGACAAGGACCGTATTGGCCCTTGGGTATGCGAGCGCACGGGCGGAACATATGAAAAGGCAGTCAGTGCAGCAATCGGTCTGGAGAAAGATGGTCAGTTGATTGCGGGGGTTTTGTACGACAATTGGAACGGTCGGTCAGTATGCATGCATGTAGCCGCGCAGCCTGGGTCCAGATGGATGACGCGCGAATACCTGAGAATGTGCTTTGACTACCCTTTCAACCAATTGAAGGTGAACCAGATCATAGGTCTGGTGGATTCGACCAATCAACAGGCGCGAGCCTTTGATGAGCATATAGGTTTCCGTGTGGCCGCTGTAATTCCTGACGCGGGCAGATCGGGTGATTTGATGATCTACACAATGCACCGGGATCAATGCCGGTGGATAGGGGCTACACATGGGAAAAGCGTCCACACCTCCTGCGCCTGATTACACGGCAGCAGCAGAACAGACCGCAGCCGGGAATCTGGAGAATTCGCGCGTCACCACGAAGGCGAATCGCGTCAACACCTACACCCCGTATGGAAGCCTGACGTACAGCCAAGATCCCAATGACCCGGACAAGTGGTCATCCAACATCCAGTTTAGCCCTGAACAGCAGCAACTGCTGAACCAGCAGAACCAGACCAGTGCAGGACTTGCGGGCTTGCAGGACTCCGCTACCGCCCGGGTGGGTCAGGCGCTGAACTCTCCATATGCATCGGTGTACGACCCGACCAAGAACACCAACCAAGCCACAGACCTGATTCTGTCCCGACTGGCTCCGCAGTTCCAGCGGGATGAAAACGCGCTGGAGAACAAACTGGTCAATCAAGGGCTGATGCGTGGCTCTGAGGCTTTTGACCAAGCCATGAATCAATTTGGTCAGCACAAGAACGACGCCTACACACAAGCTGCCTTGCAGGGCATCAACCTGGGGCAGTCACAGCAACAACTCCAGTATCAGCAGGAGATGGCAAATCGAAACGCTCCCATCAACGAACTGAGCGCAATCCGGTCTGGTTCACAGGTGACCAACCCGTCATTCCAGAATGCACCCGCTCAGACGTACACGGGCGGCGCAAACTACTCCGGCGCGGCGAACAGTCAATATCAATCCGCTCTTGATGCTGCAAACGCTCAGAACGCGGCAAGCGGCAACTTCATGAATGGGTTGTTCAGCCTTGGTGGCTCGGCGCTTGGAGCAAGTTCCGTCCCGTGGTGGCTGCTGTAAGGAGATGTCATGGCAACAGTGAACTTCATGCAGCCTGACATTCAGGCCGACCAAGAGCAGATCCAGCGCAATCGCTTGATCGCGGAACAACTGCGCCAGCAGTCACAGCAACCCCTGCAAGGCGGAATGGCCGGGCGCGTTTACGTCGGACCGTCCATTACTCAGGGGCTTGCCAAACTGCTGCAAAGCTACCAAGCCGGGCAGATGGGGCAGCAAGCGGACGCGGACACAAAACGCATTGCCGCACTGCTCAAGAGCAAAAACGACGCCGATGTTGCCGGGTTTACTGACGCGATCGCTGGCAAACCCGCTCAATACAAACAGTCGATGGCTGACATGGGCGAGATTGATCCAAGCCTCGCAGGCATGGGGCCGGTGGATCAGCAGACTGCTCCGGCCATTTCCCCAGACCGCAACCGGGCGCTACGGATTGCATTGGGATCGCAGAACCCGATGATTCAGGGCGCTGGCGGGGCGCTGATGAAAGACCTCATGCCGAAGCAGGCGGAAGGCGTGAACATCAATGGTCAACTGGTGGACAAGTACACCGGCAAACCGATGGGGGCGGCTATCCAGAAGCAACCTGAGCCGTTCTCGCTGAGCCCGGGCGCGCAGCGATTTGATGCTTCTGGCAAGCCCATTGCATCGGTTGCTCCGAATCTGGTTCAGGTCAACGGTCAGATGGTCAACCCACAGACGGCGGTTCCCGTTGGTGCTCCGATCCCGAAGCAGGCTAACCCGTTTAGTGATTTGGTAGTGCCCGGCGCCAATGGCGGCGTCGTGCCCAACAATCCATTGATTGCCGCCAAGAAGGGGATTGCTCAAGCGGGGGCAAGCAACGTCAACGTCAACACCGTGCAAAAGCCATTCCTGAACGAGATTGGCAAAGGCGTCGGCGAAGCGGTGAACAACGCCTATACGGGTGCTCAGTCGGCTCAACAGTCATTGGCAAACGTGGCGCAAATTGAGTCCGGGCTGAAAAATGCGCTTGTCGGTCCCGGTGCTGGAGTTCGTTTGAAGCTCTCGCAGATCGGCGAAGTCATGGGGGTGAATGGTGCTGATGCAACCGAGCGTCTGCAAAACACCCGGGCGGTTATGCAGGGTCTTGCGCGCCAAGAGTTGGCCGCTGCTGGACAAATGAAGGGTCAGGGCCAGATTACGGAAGCAGAGCGCGGAATTTTGCGCCGCGCTGAGTCCGGCGACATTGCTGAAATGACCGTGCCGGAGTTGAAAACCATGCTCGGGGCAATCCGCAAGACCGCTTCCTATCGAATGCAGGTGCATCAGCAGAACATGGACCGACTGTCCAAAGATCCCAACGCGGCGGGGATTGTTGATTACATGCGGATCAACGCACCGCAAGGCGCGCAGTCAATCACTGACCAAGCAGACGCAATCCTCAACGGGGGC